CGTAAGGTTATGGCTCACTCTTCGGAGACAATTTGTCTTTTCACTAATAGGTACATTACTATGGAATATCTGCTACCCCTATTTTGGGATTTTTCAGATTTTCTCATGGCAGTCTCTTTCTTTGTTTTGAAAGAGATTGTAACTATTCTAATTTTCTAGGAGATTTGTATGGCACGTAGTTATTACGGCGATCAATATGACCTTTACGGTTCATTGAACGAACGGAATTATCGGCAAAATTTTGCCGACCGCTCAAAAACAGTGGGTTATCCCACTGCGCCTGAGCGTCCGTTGCCTTACTTTCGTAACAATATAACATTTAGGGCATCGCCCGGAATGTCACTGAACTGGTATCAACATAAGTCCTATGGACCTTATGGTGTATCAGCTCCGTCCATGTCTGAAGTTGTAGACACGGCATCGTTACAAAGTCTCCGGAACAATTGCCGAACAAAAGCAATTGCTAACCTGAATGGTAACATGCGAGGATCAGACTTCAACCTTGGCGTCACAATGGTAGAGGCACGGGAAACCGTGTCAACTATCATTGACGTTGGTAGTCGTTTGATAAAAGCATTTCGTAATGTACGTCGAGGTAAATTCAGCAAAGCTGCTGATTACCTTTTCATGGACCCTCCGTCGCGTCGTCAAGTCAAATCAATGACTTCTCAGATGGGACGGGGCCACAAAGGATTAGCAAACAATTGGCTGAAGTACCGTTATGGCATTCGTCCTATGATAGGCGATGTTTATAATGGTATTGACGCATTTAATACAATTGCTAATTTTGATGACAGAGACCTCATTTATCGCGGCTTCGCAGCTGCATTAATGGATGTCTCTTCAGGAAAACGCAGAAATATCGCAAAAATTCATTCGAATTTTGATATTTATGTAAAATCGGTTGATAGATCAACTACGGCTTTCGCCGCACTTGGTCTTGATAATCCGAAATTAGTAGGCTGGGAACTGATACCTTTTAGTTTTGTGTTTGACTGGTTTATTCCAGTTGGCACTTACCTAGAAGCATTGAAGTCCCCTAAAGGCTACTCTTTTTCCTGTGGCAGTGAAGGCAGTAGAACTCGTCACCACGCTATTCTAACGAATGGCGAGGCTGGAGAGTTCACGACTGGCAACACATGGTCCGGGTGGTCAATATCGACTCCAACGAGTGGTGAATACTATGAAGACACTTATCAGCGAAAGCTGCTGAGTGATCTTCCAGTACCTCACTCGTTACCTAGTCCAAAGTCTTTAGATCGGGCACTCGGCCTGTCTCAAGCTTTGGATTTAGTTTCGATTTTGACCGGATTTTCATCTAATAGGAGCAAATGACTATGTCACAAATTACTGACATAACACTAAACGACGGCCTTGCAACACCTGTTGCAAGAACCTTTACGGCAGTACTTAAAGACGGCCTCAACTGCAAGTGGATCTATAATAATGGATCCCCAATTGCCTTACGTCCTACAATCGCTATGAAAATGCGGTTGGAAGATAGCAAGAATAAAATTGCTCGTAAGACAACTGTAGTTGTTGCCGTTCCTTACACCGAGACAGTTGATTCTGTCGAAGTGACCAAGTACGTTTCCGCTCGTTTGGAAATTACTACCCCTGACTCAGCGGCGGCTACTGATGTAGCAGATTGCCTTGCTTTTGCGCAAGGTAGTCTATTGGAAACTTTAGTTTCCGACACCATTGAGGATGGTTCCTTCCCACTTTAGGGAATTAACCTATTAGGAGTAGTTTATGACAAACAAGTGTAAACTAGGTGCTATTGATTTCAATAGCACCCTGGATCCAGATGGCCAAAACAATGGCTATCTTAAGGAACTCATTCTTTCGGCCTGTGATGACAATAACAGTCTTCTAAGCCTTAAGGTTGCTATTCTCACTCGTTACAATGAGTGGGATCAGCTACTTGAGATCCAATGTGATCCTACCTGGTATTACGTGCCGACCCGTTACCTTAAAGATGTTCAGTTGATCGCTTTGATTAAGAAGAACGCCGATGTCCCTTCTTCTCATAATAGAGAATTAGAGGCTAAGCGTACTTTCATATCAAGCGAAATGGCGTGTTTGGAAACCAACCGAGCTTTCGTTGAAGGATCCCGTAATTTACGGTCTCCCGCTATAGCGGCTATATTACATAGCTCGCAGCGAAAAATTTCACGATTGCTAGGTGATTCCAAGCGCCCCTCTGAACTACCTTTGAGGTTCGGGCCTGGTTCGTCGTTAAGTGTATCAAAATACACGTCAGCTTATCATAAGCTAAAATCGACGTTAGATGTAACACTAGACGCAGTACCTGCTGCTATTGATTTACTCAATAGTTGCCCTGGCTGGTTGAAGTCATTAAACATTCAACCCTATGATAATCTCGCTATCCTTAGCGCTCTTAACGTAGTTCCAGGCAGCAGGCTCAGCTTTGTACCAAAAACAGCTAAAATCGACCGAGCCATTTGTATCGAACCGTTATTGAACGGGGTGATGCAGAAGGCATATGGTTCCATGATACGAAATAAGCTACGTAATCATGGGTGGGTTGACTTGAGCACTGCTCAGACAACACATCGAAAGCTAGCACAAGCAGCCAGCAAATCTGGTCGTTTTGCAACGATAGATTTAAAGGCAGCAAGTGATAGTATTAGCTATATGTTCGTCCTTGATCAACTACCGTTCGAATGGTTTGATATTTTATCTAACATTCGATCCCCTTGTTACACTATTGAGGGGAAAACTTATGATTTTCGTAAGTTCTCTTCAATGGGTAATGGGTACACTTTTGAGCTAGAAACTATGCTCTTTTTATCTATTGCGAAATCCGTTCAGGAATTCGTAGGATCTAAAGAACCTGTTTCATGCTATGGTGACGATTTAATCGTCCCCACCGAGTGTGCAGAGCTTCTTATCGAAGTTCTACAGGCGGTTGGTTTTGAAACGAACATTGAAAAGTCTTTCCTCACAGGTCCCTTTCGGGAATCTTGTGGCGGAGACTTCTTTAATGGTACAAACGTCCGACCTTTCTATCTAAAACAATCACCGTCTCCTAGACAACTCACTTTACTAGTGAACTATCTTGAGAGGACAGGTTATCGTTTTCTATTCCCAAGTCTAAGGAAGAAGGCAATGCAGATACTCAAATCTGTAGGTTGCCTCAATTTTGGACCTGAGAACGGCACGGATGGGCACATCGTATCTCAGAGTTTTCCTTATGGTAAGAGATTTCGTACTTACGAAAATCACTTTCCCGGGAAACATCATCGAGACAATGTGTTCTTCCCAGCGTTCCTATTATATAGGCAGACGCTGGACCGTTATTCTGAACCTAGTATAGGTTTTGAATTTGCTGTAGAAAGGCTTAAGGGGTTCACACCCTTTAAGGCGACACGATATAGGTTACGG